AGCAAGTTGGAAGTCTCTTAAGTAAGCAGTTGCCATCATATCTCTTTGGATAAGGAAAGCATTACTTTCACTTGTAGTTGCCATTACCCTGTTTGGTACTACTTTAAGATCACCGAAGTCTGAGCTATAAACATCTATAGCAGCGAATTCAGTTTTCTTTTCAGCTTGACCAAATCTAGTAGTGTTAGCATTGAAACCAGATACTGTTTGCTTCACAGATGGTGGGCAAACTAACATATCCATTTCTCCGCCAGCTTCGTAAACCTCTTTAACAACTGTTTTAAGAATTGTTTCAGTAAGGTCTCTATCTGTACCAGAGTTAGGTAAATCAGTTCCAGAGCCAGTAGATAATGAACCAGAAGTTCCTGCATCACCGTTAGTAGCAATCCATGTAGGAATAGATCCTAATGCTCTAGCAGCAGTAGCAGAACCTACAGCTTGAACTTGACCTTTAATAAGGGCAAATTCCATATCTTTTTTCAACTCTTTAGATTTCTTAGCTATTTGGTAACTCATTTCATCAGCACGTCCAGCTGAATCTACAGCTGATTGTGTGCCAGAAAGAGCAACTACTTTGTCAGAAATTTGAGTATAGTTGAATGCTCTTGTTGTTGCACTCATTGCATCAACAGTTGCTTCATCACCTTCGATAACTGCGTTAGCAGCAGGTGTAGCAAGACTGTCTAATTGCCATTCATGCTTTGTCGACTTAGCCACAGAACGTGGGATAGCCGATAGGATAGGAGTATCTTCAGGAGATATATTATAGATAATATCAACTAAATCTTCTCTAATCCCAGTAGTATCGTACGTATCGTACAAGTTTGTTGGTTGTGCCATATTGGCCTCCTAATTAAAGATAGTCTCTAAAAACTTTCGCAGCATCTCGTACTCCTCCAGATTCTTTAAGACGGTTGATTTTTTCCTTTTTAAGCATAGCGACTTGTTCAGCGTTTGTTTTTGGTGAGCCAGACTTAATTACCTTAGGAGCATTAGCGACTTTCTTTTTTATCTTAGGATTAGCACGTCTAATCTTATCATATGCTAAAGCATCTCTAATTAATAAGACTTGTCGTGAATCATAGATAGTATCTATTTCTCCACTATTAAAGCCTTGTCTTTGAAGATACCCCTTCATATCAGTTTTTAATTTACTGGCTTTACCAGGGTCGTTAAATTCTGGTACTAATGTAAGTACTTTAGATTGTTCGCCTTGTATGAACTTTTGTAGCTCTACTTGTTGAGCTTGGTGTGTTTCATAGTGAATCCTTTGAAGGTTATCTGCACGTTTTCTCATCTTATGTTCAAGCTTACTAGCTTCAACAGGATCATCTTCGTATAGTTTTTCAAAGTCTATATTGGCATACTCTTGTTGTAATTGCGCCTGCGCTGCTGAATTCAAATCATTTAGCTTAGCGAGTTTTTGATTAATCTCGTTTTGAGATTGTTGAAGTGTTTGATCAAGCCTTGATTTCTCTAAGGACAAATCTTGTTTACTTCTAGTGTAATCAGCTTCTCGTTGGTATCCCTGAAGTAGTTCATCAAGGGTGACCTCCATTGATTTACCCTGTACTTTGACATGGTATGTAGGTTCCTCTGAACTTTCATTTTGAATATCTTCTTGAGCTTCATCTTGAGCTTCCGTTGTTTGTTCAACTTCAGCTTCTTCTTCAGTCCTTTCAATGTCCGCATAAGGTACATCACTAGGATTTACTGTTTCATCAACAGGTGTCTCAGTCTTTGTTTCCTGAGGTTCTGTTTCGTTTGTTGGTTCTGATGGTGTATTACTATTAGTCATTAGACCTGCAATAGTTTTTCCAGCATCAAGAACATTCATAGCTTCATCAGCCATAATACACTCCTTTGTTGGTTGGTGTTATTTAAAGCACTCCTGAACGGTTGGTGCTATTTTTTCTTGCGTAGTTCTTCTAATTGTTTACTAGCAAGTACTCCTGTTTCCATTACGGAACGGAAGTGGTTTTCAAACTTACCTAAAATTTGATATGCAAGGTAGATCTTTGTCCTTGCTAGTTCATCATTTGGTCCTGTTTGAAATATTGCATTAGAGTATGACTCCTTTAGAATTTCTAAAGACTCTATAAAGAGTTCATCATCTAGAATATCTTTAGCTCTTTGGCCCCTGCTTATTTCCCTTGTTAGATCCGACATCTATTTCTATAAAAGTATCACTACTTGGTTGTGGTTGTTTAGGTGCTTGTTGCATACCTTGGTTAGGTTGTAGCAGATTCTTAGTTGCCTGGTCAAGCATTTGTTTATTAGATTCTGAAATACCTTTCATCTTAACAGATTCACGCTTAATAGCTTTCTCATCTATATCAGCTTCATACTTCATTTCTAATTCTTTGATCTTAGCTTCGAAGTCTAATATCATTTTTTGGTATCTTAATTCAATCTCACGCATTCTATTTTCGTATTGCATCTGAGCTTCAGCTGCTTTTTGTTGTGTTTGAATTTGTGATACTTTCTCAAACTCAGTAGGTTCTTTTTCTCTAGCTGGTGGCATTTGTTTTGCACCAACTTGTGGATCAGTAAAGTATGAGTCTACATCTTTCAGTCCTGCATTCTCTACAATCTTAGATAAAGTATTATAAATGTTATTCATGTTTACTATTGGTCCATGAGGTGAGCCTTGTAACTTGATTCCATCTATTTGTTGTCTTAAGATTTGATTAAGAATAGATAGCTGTTGATCTCTTGAACCTGTACCTAATCCAACTTGAATACTTACATTGCAACGATCTCTCCACTCCATAGGATTCATTGGAATGAAATCATTTCTAATTTTAACAATACGTTCTTTATCTTGATACTTAACAACTAATTCAAATATCTTCTTGAATAAATCTTTAACACCTGTCTCTGCAAATATTCTTGCAATCAATTCTATTCTCATTTGTGATTGAGATAAGATTGTATTAATACCTGAAGCAGTTTTGTTTAAGGTATCAGTATCCATACCTTGATTGTATTTAGTAATACCACTTCTGTTTTCTTTAACAGTATCTAAATACTCAAGTAATGGAAAAGCTTGTGTGTTAATTGTTTGAGTAGTCATTGGCATCATGACTTGTCCTGGAGCTGCTTTAGTTCTTACAACTCCGCCCGGTCGGTTAGTTAATAGATCTTCTAAATTAACTTGACCATCCATAACAGCTACTCTGTTGTTATTTGTAAGATACATATTGTCTAGTATCTGACGCATAACAGTAGACTTAATTAATTGAATGTCCTCAACTAACTCTGAAACTGATCTACCATAGAATCTATGTGGAACCATGATAGGAGTAATAGAACAGAATGGTTGGCTATCAACAATAACATCATCTAAAATAGTATTGCTATCATCACCTGATGAAGTAATCTTTCTTAGTTCTGCAATACCGTCACCATCTTCATCTATTTTAATATATGATTCACATATAGCAATCTCATCAGTAGAGCTGTCTCCAGTTTCTGAAGTAAAGTCATCATCTATATTTCTATGTCTTGTACTTTTTTCTTGGTTATATCGTTGTGTAGTTTCTCCTGCTAAACTATAAACTAAATCATAATCAAATCCCATTTCAACTAATTCACTTCTAGTTTTAGTTGTACGATGACATAAGAAGTGTGCATCTTCTAAAGTTTTAGCACGTCTTTGAATTAAAAATTCTTCTGGTGGTATAGCTTCAAACTTAACTTTTCCAAAAGTTTCTGTTCGAGTAATAACTACATCATGTAATTTAGGAACAGGAACTTCTTTTAATTGTTGTTCCATTAAATCAGCAGATACTTGATCTCCTACTGCATTTATTTGTTCCTTAATGTTCTCTTTATGTTCTTTAAATGTTTCGTCTGCGTACTCAGTATGTTCTTTTACTTCAACACCATCCTCATCAATAAGCATTGTGAACTCAGCTTCAGATAACTTTTCATAAGTTTCTTGTTTAGTATTTTCTGATGTATCCCAATATACTTTTACAATTCCATTTTTATGTAACAATGCATCTTTAAACATTGAATACAAAGTTGTGAATCCCTCATTATCTTTATTAAATATATGATTTAAATAATCACTAGCTTGTTTAGCAATTTGTATATCTTCTTGTGTAACAGGATCAACTTTAACAATATTATCAGAGGCAGTAAATATTCTAAGTAGTGCAGGTAAAATAGATTCAATAGTATCAGCAACATCAGTTGAAACAACTTGTGAACGACCTTCTACTTCATTACCAAATGCTTCACCAAAATAATATTCATTTGCTTTTTTCCTATCTTCAACAAGACTAGTATCAAAGTAACCATACGAATTTTTTAATTCACTAGCTAGTATCGCACTTACTTCATGTTCTGATAATGATTTACCTTTTGCCATATAATTCCTTAAACTACATATCTAATATCTACACTCATAGGTCTGGTCCAATCAGTTCTTGTTGGACCATCAACGCTACATCCATAGCGAAATGCATCGCTTCCGTGTGATGCCCAGTCGTGTAGTGGTTTGTTTTTAAATGTTTGCATTCTATCATCAAACTGTTTACGGTATTGTCGCAAACAATCAATACCATATTTACATCTATTCTTATCAAAGTAACAATTATCTAAACTGTTTCTTACTGCTTCAATTCCATGATCAATCTCTAGTCGAGGGCATACCTCAAAATCTGTACCTAGTTCTCTTGCTACTTCCAATCTAGATTTACCTGTACCCAGTTCTCTTGTTGTTATATCATGCGGTGCAACGTGCCTTCCATAGTTATAAGCTTTTTCTTTTAACATATTAATATAGAACGCTAATGATTCACCAGACGATTCAAAATAATCTATAAGATGTATTTCTTTTCCTGTTCTTTGTGCGAACCATATTGCAGTTGAATCCCCAATCCCTAAATCCCACCACGTTTCAACATCTATATTTGGATCATAATCAACATCAGTAATTCTATTTTCTTTTTCTGCCTTCTGGATTTGTTTTCCATAGTAAGCCCCAGATACAGCAGCTTGAAAGCTTACCTCAAATTCTTGTTCGTATTGATCTTCGGGCATTGTAGCCCTAGCATCTTCTAATTCCTCATCAGATATAACTCCTGATTCAGATGCTCTATAGAGTTCAGCGTACCAATCACCACCACGTCTTTTAGCTAGATCATATACTTCCCAGAAATGATTATGCCCCATTGGTGTACCAATAAAGATAACATATCCAAGCTTATCTGATATAGCAGGTCTTACAATTTCTGTCCAAGTCCTGGGTGACATTAGAGCAAACTCATCGAGTACTACTCCGTCAAACCCCAATCCTCTTAAAGAATCAGGGTTATCTGCTCCAAAGATTTGTATCCTGGAGCCATTCCATAGATCAACCTTTAATTCTGTTTCATGACGTTTGCCACCAAGTTTCATTAGAGGGTCCGTATATAGTTTTAAATAGTCGTAAGCGACTGCCTTACCCTGGCGATAAGTTGGTGCGATATACGCCAATCTAGAATTAGGTTTTTCACAGCAAGTCATAATTAAATGATTAACTGCAAGTACGGTTTTACCGAATCGTCTATGACAAACTAAAACATTATATCGTTTTAATTCGTTATGAATCTTTTCTTGTAAAGGCCGAGGTTCGTACGGAATCTCTATATTCATTTACTTTTTTTTACGCCATCCTATTGTTACAGCTACTGGTTTATCATCATCACCACTTATCGTAGTGTTTAAAGATGCTCTCTTAGAGTGTACGAATGGAGCTGCTTCTTTAGCTGCCCACATTTTCTTTTCAATAGATACTTGAGGATTGTTCAGCATATTCAACATATATTTCAATGGAGTAGTTTGTCCTTTACCTAGACTAGCAGCTAAGCGTTCTGCTTTTGTTCCTGCTTGTATGCCTTTAGGTCTGCCTGCTCCTTTTCTTTTCCCACCATGTGTCATCTTAATAGTCCTAATCTTGACATAGTAGCTAGTTTAACTAGCGTATTGTTTGATTTATTTGTATTCATTACCATATTATTATTAGGGCCTAAGTTTCTATTAGGCATTCCCATTGGATCTATACCTGGTCTAAAGACTGGGTTGAATGGTATGTTCTTAGGGTTTATTGCTTTAGGCTCAACATAATTCTCTGGCATTTTTGGTATCAGATCACCGTAGTTAGGTAGTTTCTCTGGTACTTGTTTAGCTTCAGGGAATCTATAATCATTAATAGGATTCAAGTTATTACCATGAATATCATCCATCATTGCTTTACCAGATTTATTAGTATCTCTTAATAAGTTCCAGTCTACATTAGCAGGAATCTCATTTAGATCTTTTGGCAATACAAATGCTTTTCTTAGATTACCTTCAGTAGCTTTCATTCCATCA